TATGTAGAGATTATGCGTAAATACTGTGTGCCGAAACAAAGAAAAAGTTAAGATGTTAAGTTTAAGAACGGACTGATAAAAGTCGGCGTGCTTTCTTCTTGCTTAATTCGATAGGATTAGGTATAGTTGCAACAGGTGCTCGAAACACCTCCGATAGCGGCTTCCGCCCCGACAGTGTGGATTTTTTGTGTCTGTTGGTTTCATTGCTCTCTCCTTGAACCCATCACAAAGTTTACTCCTATGGCGGGGTGCGCCAGTCCGCAAGGCTGGCGGCATGACTATTGGCATGTTTCGAACACCCCGCCACCCCTTTCGAAAGGGTGTTTAGAAACCAATAGGAGTAAAATCATGAACGCAATCTCTGTAGCCAATGTGGCTATCCGTCAATTCGACAACCTTTATTCTCTCAACGATTTACACAAAGCAGCGGGTGGCGAGAAACGTCATCAGCCTGCAAACTGGCTACGCAGTCAGCAAGCTATTGATTTAATTGGATACCTCAAATCTGAGGAATTAGAATCTATCCAAAAGAAACAAGGGCTTGGCACTTTCGTAAGCAAAGAACTTGTAGTTCACTACGGCATGTGGATTTCCCCCGCCTTCTCGCTGAAAGTTATCCGCGCGTTTCTCGATACGCAGGAAGAGGTTTCAGGTAGCCCCAAGCTCGAAACCCAAACCACGATAGAAGAACGGCGCGGCCTGGTGGATGCGGTCAAGGCGTTTGCCATCCGCCGCAACCTCGACTATTCCGCCGCCTTCCGCATGGTGCATCAGCGCTTCGGTGTGGCGCATATCGACCAAATTGCCGCCCCGTTGCTGCCTGCTGCGGTGGCTTATGTGCATTCGCTCACGTTACAAAGCGGGCTGAACGGCGAAGTGTTGGACAGGCTACCTGAAAATATGCAGCCCCAACCCCTGCGCAACTTGCAGGGTGCTGTAATCAACAGCCTGTACTGTGCCGAATTCCTCTACCAACACAGGGCGGCGATACGCGGGCTGAACCGCCGCCTGGCCGCCACCCTGCACGACCACGCCGCCGACAGCATCATGTTCCTGCGCAACGTGGCCGAACAGGCTGGCATCAGCGTGCCCGACAACGAGTATTTCCAATACTTCCCCTGGGATGGCGATAGCGCGGAGAAAGCCCGCTATCACCAATTGAACGCGTGATGTATTCATCGCAACACGAGCAGCCTTCGGGCTGCTTTTGTTTTGCCTGATATTTTACCAAATTTTACAGTTACACTTGATTTTTCAGGACTTGTATTAGAGTGGCGGCAGACAGCTGGAGGGGCAATGAAACAGGAAGCGATGCAGTCGGATATTCGGGCGCTGATGAAGCTGCCAGCCGGACGGCGGGTGGTGTGGCGTTTATTGGAACAGGCCGGCGTGTGGCGTTCGGTGTTCAACCCTGAGCCGTTGCGGATGGCGTTTGCCGAAGGGCAGCGCAATCTCGGCTTGTGGCTGTTGGACTGGGTAATGCGTGAATGCCCGGATGAATACGATTTGATGATGAGGGAAACACGCGATGAGCGATGAGACTTTAATCACGGAAGCGGCGGTGGAAGAGGCTGCGCCGGAGCAAGCACAGGCGGCAGCGGAAACGCAGCAGCCTGCCGAACCGGAACAGAAGGCCGCGCCTGAGCAGCAAGAAAAACCGGCTGCGCCGGAGCAGTATCAATTCACGGCGGCAGAAGGCAAAGAATACGATGCCGATGTGCTGAAGGAATACGAGGCGGCAGCGCGTGAAATCGGCTTGGATAACGAGCAGGCCAACCTGATGCTGGGGCGGATGTCGTCCATGCTGGAGCAGCGCCACAGCGCACAGATGGAAGCTTTAAGTAACCAATGGGCGCAGCAATCGCGCACGGATGCGGAGTTTGGCGGCGACAAGCTGAACGAAAACATGGCGGTGGCGAAGCGTGCCTTGCAGCAATACGGCTCGCCGGAATTGTCTGATTTACTCAATCAGTCCGGCTTGGGCAACCATCCGGCCTTTATCCGGATGTTCTACCGGGTTGGTTTGACCTTGCGGGAAGACGGTATGGTCAATGGCAACAAGGGCGAGGCGCGTTCGGCGCAGAGTTTTTACAACGCAAGCAACATGAATCCTTAAAAGGGGTAAGCAATGGGTGTATTGAAAAGCAACAATCCGACTTTGGCCGATGTGGCCAGCCGCATGGATGATAAGGGGAATATCTCCGATATCATCGAAATGCTGACGGAAACCAATGAAATCTTGGAGGATGCCACTTGGCTGGAAGCCAACGGTTTCACTGAGCATAAAACCACGGTACGCAGCGGTTTGCCGCAGGGTACTTGGCGTATGCTGAACTACGGTGTGCAGCCGGAGAAATCGACCACGGTTACCATCAAAGACAGTATGGGTATGCTGGAAAGCTACGCGCTGACCGATAAGGCGCTGGCCGATTTGAACGGTAATTCGGCAGCTTGGCGCTTGAGCGAAGAGCGTGCTTTCGTGGAGGGTATGAACCAGAACCTGGCCAATACCTTGTTCTACGGCGACACCTCCGCCACGCCGCAACGCTTTACCGGCTTGGCTCCGCGCTTCAACAGCAAGGCAGCAGAAAACGGCCAGAACATTATTGATGCCGGCGGCACGGGCAATGACCTGACTTCGATTTGGTTGTGCGTATGGGGGCCGAATACCCTGCACGGCATTTATCCGAAAGGCAGTAAAGCCGGCTTAGTTATCCGCGACCTGGGTGAAGATACGGTGAAAGATGCCGAAGGCGGCGAGTATCAGGCCTACCGTACCCACTATAAATGGGATGCCGGTTTGACCTTGCGCGATTGGCGCTATGTGGTGCGCATTGCCAACATCAACTGGCAACAGCTGACCAAGGATGCCCAAGCCGGTGCTGACCTGATCGACCTGATGACTCAGGCTATTGAGTTGCTGCCCAACGCCAATATGGGCCGCGCGGTGTTCTATGTGAACCGCAAAGTACGCAGCTTCCTGCGCCGCCAGATTGCCAACAAAGTGGCTGGATCTACCCTGACCATGGAGCAGGTGGCCGGCAAACATGTGGTGTCGTTTGACGGTATCCCGGTAAAACGCAGTGATGCGCTTCTGTTGAGCGAAGCGCAGGTTAAATAAGGAGCTATGGCATGATCATTGATAAATTCCTACAACTCTCCGACAAGCAGACTGTGAGCGCCACTGCGCCCTCTACGCATGAAGTGGATTTGGGGCAGCCTACGCCGAACCTCGGCCTGAACAGCCAGCCCTTGTATGTGGTGGTTACGGTGGCCGAAGCGGCCAGCGGTGCGGGCAAAATCAACTTTGCCCTGCAGCACAGCGACACCGCCGGCAGCGGCTATGCCGATGCCTTGAACGGCGTGGTGCCGGCAGCTGATTTGAAAGCCGGTGCCCAGGTGGTGTTGCCGGTGCCGATTAAGCATAAGCGTTTCGTGCGCCTGAACTATACCGTGGACGGCGCGGTGGGCAGCGGCAAATTTTCGGCGCAGATTGTGGCCGGCCTGCAGGCCAATACGCCGCCGGCCGACAGCCCGCGCATCGTATAGGGGGCGGCTATGGCACGCGGAAAACAAACACCGGAAGACAGCTTCCAGCTGGTAGAGGCTACCTCAGCCGGCTTCTACGGCCAAATCCGACAGCGTGGCGAACGCTTCTATGTGGCCGCGGGGGAAACAGCCTTGTGGTTTGAGCCGGTAGCTGAAGATGAAGCAGAGCCGGTAGCTAAAGGCGAAGCAGAGTAAACCAACCGCCTGACCTGCCAAACCGGCCGGCAGGCGGTTTTCTTTGGAGTAGGTGATGAGCAACGCAGTAACGATTTGCAATCTGGCTTTGTCGCACTTGGGCGATACGGCCACGGTGGCTTCAATCCAGCCGCCGGAAGGCAGTGTGCAGGCCGAACATTGCGCCCGCTTCTACCCGCAGGCTTTGCGTTCGCTGCTCGCTTTGCACCACTGGGGCTTTGCTACACGCTACGAGCCGCTGCAGCGGGTGGATCGTGAGGGAGATGCGCGTTTTGCCTATGTATTCTCTCTGCCGGTGGAAGCTTTGGAAATGGTGGCGGTGCATGATGCTTACGGGGCGCGGATGCCGTTTGCGGTGCAGGGGCGGCATGTGCTGGCCAATCAGCCTTTGGTATGGGGGCAATGGATAGATGGGGCGGTTGAGCCTAATTCGTTCCCGCCGTTGTTCACGGAAGCGCTGGCTTGGCAGCTGGCTTCGATGTTGGCCGGGCCGATATTGAAGGGGGATGCCGGGGCGGCGGAAGCTAAACGCTGTTTGCAGATGGTGTCGGTATATCTGCCGCAGGCTAAGGAAGCAGATGCCAACCAGTATCAACTGCCGATAACGCATAAAGTGGTGTGGATGGAGCAGCGATGAGTAGTGTCCGTTTATTCAAACATTCCTTTGCCGGTGGAGAGATTGCGCCGGAAATGTTCGGTCGCATCGAGGATGAGAAGTATCAGAGCGGCTTGGCTTTGTGCCGTAATTTTGTAGTGAAGCCGCAAGGCGCGGTGGAGAACCGTGCCGGACTGAAGTTGGTGCGGGCGGCCAAGTATGCGGATAGGAAGGTGCGGCTGCTGCCGTTTACCTACTCGACCACGCAGACGGTAGTAATTGAGTTCGGCCATGAATACTGCCGCTTTCACACCCAAGGGGCAACCCTGCTGGACGGCAGCAACCAGCCTTATGAACTGGCTACGCCGTATCAGGAGGCGGAGTTGTTCGATGTGCATTATGTGCAGTCGGCCGATATTGTAACTTTGGTACATCCGAACCATCCGCCGATGGAATTGAAGCGTTACGGCGCGGCAGATTGGCGGCTGGAACCGATCCGCTTCAAACCGGAGGTAGATGCGCCACAAGGGGTGACGGTGGAGGGGTACGGTTTGGGCTTTGTTTTGTTTGGTTATGTGGTCACGGCGATTGCCCAAGATGGCATTTCAGAATCGGAAGCTTCGGCGGAAGTGGAGATAATGAATGATTTATACACCTCCGGCAGCCGCAACACGATCCGCTGGAACCCTGTTAATGGTGCCAGCCGTTACAAAGTGTACAAGCGGCATAACGGGCTGTACGGCTACATCGGGCAGACTATGACCACATCGTTTGATGACGACAATATCAGCGCGGATATGTCGGTAACGCCACCCTTGTATGACGATGTGTTTATTTCCGGCGGCATTCTGTCGGTGCCGGTATTGGATGGCGGGCGGGGCTACTTGGAAAAGAGCGGTATTGCTTCAGCCACGGTACAGAGCGGCGGGCAGAATTATCCTCAGGACGGCACATTCCGCACCCGTACGCCCAACCCGCAGGGAGGCAGCGGCGACTTTTTCAGCATTGAAGACCGCAGCGGCAGCGGCGCGGAATTGGATGTGGTGGTGCAGGGCGGCAAGATTGTGCGCATCGACCGGGTACAGGCCGGGAGGGATTACACCGCCCCGCGTTTGGTGTTTCGCAATGAATCCAAAGTGTATCAGCGCGGCGACCAAATCGGCGGCAAGGTATGGCAGCCGGCAGAAGGATCCATGCGTTTGGACGGCTTCCCGGAATTGGTGGTTAGTGACGCTACGGGTAGCGGGGCGCAGCTGTTGCCGGTAGTGCAAAGCGGGCGCATCACGGCGGTGCGGGTAGTGAAAAAAGGCAGCGGCTATACCGCGCCCAGTATTACGGTGCAGGCAACTGTCGGCAGCGGTGCGCTATTCGGCAAGGTGGCGGTGTCGGGCAAGAGCTTCCCGGCGGCGGTGTCGTACTTCTCACAGCGCCGGGTATTCGCCGGTACGCATTCTCAACCACAAAACATTTGGATGACCAAGAGCGGCACGGAAAGCAATATGTCGTACTCCATTCCAACCCGCGAAGATGACCGCATTGCGTTCCGCGTGGCGGCGCGTGAGGCCAATACCATCCGCCACATCGTGCCGCTGAATAAGCTGATCTTGCTGACTTCATCGGCGGAATGGCGCATGGAGACGGTGAACTCTGAAGCACTCACACCGTCTTCAGTATCGGTAGCCCCGCATTCCTATATCGGCGCTTCCAACGTGCAGCCGGTTGTGGTGAATTCGACCCTGATTTACTGCGCAGCCCGTGGCGGGCATGTGCGTGAAATGGCGTATTCATGGCAGGCCGGCGGTTATGTGAGCGGCGATTTGTCGCTACGCAGCCCGCATCTGTTTGATGGCTTCGATATTGCAGATATGACCTACAGCAAGGCCCCTATCCCGGTGGTGTGGTTTGTGTCTTCATCCGGCGAGCTGTTGGGTAATACCTATATTCCTGAGCAGCAAATTGGCGCCTGGCATCGGCACGATACCCACAAAGGGCGGTTTGAAAGCTGCACGGTGGTGGCTGAAGGCGCAGAAGATGTGTTGTATTGCGTAGTACTGCGCAAGCTGGCAGGCGGCACACAACGCTTTATCGAGCGGCTGGAGAGCCGTGCCTTTACCCGGCAGGAAGAGGCGTTTTTCGTAGATTGCGGCTTGAGCTACTCCGGCGCGGCGGTAAACGAAATTCAGGGGCTAGAACACTTGGAAGGCGAGACAGTGGCGATACTGGCGGACGGCGCGGTGCTGCCGGAAACGCTGGTGCGTGATGGCAAGATTAGGCTGCCGATAAAAGCCAAGACGGTACACGTCGGCCTGCCGATAGTGAGCGATATGCAAACCCTGCCGGTGGCGGCGCAGATTGATAGTGCTTTCGGGCAAGGGCGCAAAAAGAACGTGAACAAGGTACTGCTGCGGGTGTGGCGTTCATCCGGTATTTGGGTAGGGCCGACTGCCGACAAACTGACTGAAGCCAAGCAGCGGCGGAATGAGCCTTACGGACAACCGCCCGCCTTGCGTAGTGGCGATATTGAAGTGGTCATGCAGCCTACTTGGGATGACGGCGGGCAGGTGTTTGTACGCCAAACCCAGCCCCTGCCTTTGACAGTGGTGGGTGCAACAGCAGAAGTGGTGTTGGGCGGATAGGAGGAAGGAATGAGAGTTACATCAATCAACAGCCCGAAGCTGGCAGCCTACGACACAAAGCTGTCAAAAACGGTAACAGGCGGCAAGCTGCTGAAAAGCGGCGGCTACACCCCTAGTGCTGGTAACGCTGGTAATAGTGCGGGGGGCGGGATGAATACGGCCAATATGGCGGCGATGGTAGGCCAAGCATTTGGTTTATTGGGCAGCTTTGCCGGCAGCTTTTATTCGGCCAAGGCGCAAAAGAGCAATCTGCAGCATCAGGCAAGAATGGCGGAAATCAACGCCCGCATTGCCGAAACGGGCGCGAAAACGGAACTGGCACGCGGTCAGTCGGAATACGCCCGCCACACCCTGCAAGCTGGGCATTTGAAATCGGCACAGCGGGCAGCACTGGCCGCCAACGGCATTGTAATGAACGAAGGCAGCGCGGCGGAAATGCTGGCCGCTACCGATATCATGAAGGAAATCGATGCCCAAACGATTGAGGAGAATGCCCTGCGTAATGCCTGGGGCTACCGCAGCCAAGCTACCGATTACCGCAATCAGGCTTTGATGGGGCAGGCGCAGGCTTCATCCATCAACCCTGCCGGTGCCGGCTTGCAAACTCTGCTCGGCTCGGCGCCGATGGTGGCGGAATACTGGGATAAGTATTCACGGCAAAAAGGCATTGGCAGCGGCAAGCTGAGCGCAGAAGAAAAACGATTGCTGGGCAGCAATAACTACGGCCGCACCAGCCGCATCCATACCCTAACCAAGATGAGCCACAGCAGAAAGCAAGGTAGCTACGATGCAGACACCAACCTATGACAATTTTCAGGTAACCACCAACACCCTGCCGCAAACCCGTTTCAGCGCACAGGAGATGAGCGACCCTGGCGCCGGCATGATGCAGCAGGCCAAGGTATCAATGGCGCTGGGCCAACACTACGGCGAACAAGCCTTGCAACAAATGATGGCGGCCAACCAAAGCGTGGCTGATCAGAAATGGGTGGAAGTGGAAAACTACCGGCTGCAGCTGCAACAGGAATACGAGCAGCAGCGCGGTTTGAACGCCTTGAACCGCGAAGGCGGCCTTTCCTTGGCGGACGAGTACAACAACAAGCTGAACCAGTTTATTGCCGACCAGGCGGAGAGCCTGAATAACCGCGCCCAAGTGGAGATGTTCGCGCATCGCGTAGGGCCGACCCAGGCTGATTTCTCCGACGGCGTAACCAAGCATATGATGGCTGAAGGCCGGAAGTTCCAAGAAGAAACGTTGAAAGGGCGGATGGATGTAACAGTAAGCGGGGCGATTGTGGCGCCGACTGAACAGGCTTTTGCCACGGCGATTACCCGGCTGGAAGGAAACATCGGCGATGCGGCAGCCTATTACGGATGGGCGCCGGAGAAGGCGCAAATGGAATTGCGTAACCGGGTGGGCGAAGTAGTGAGCCAGCGGGCAAATCGGCTGATGGACATGAATTCCTACGACGAAGCTAAATCAATGGTTGCCCAATATGCCCCGATGATGGACGGCAAGACGGCACTGGATTTGCAGGCGCGTATCGCTAAATTCCAAATGGATGAAGAGGATGAGCAGCTGGGGCGTGCTTTGGCCGAGGCTTATCAGAAAGGCGGGATGGTTGATGTAGGTGGAGAAGGCGGCGGGCAGTCTACAGTCAGCACTTCGGCGGATATTAACCGTGCAGTTGCCAAAATCATTCGAAACGAATCCGGCGGCGACTCAAACGCCACCAATAAAAGCTCTACTGCTAAGGGGCTTGGTCAGTTTATCGACAGCACTTGGCTGACAATGGTGAAACGTTACCGCCCAGATATTGCCGCTGGCAAGAGTAATGCCCAAATCATTGCGCTAAAAACCAATGCGCCGCTGGCACGGGAGATGACGACCCGTTATGTGGAAGAGAACGCTAGGGCGTTGCGTAGTGCAGGTATGCCAGTTACTGATGGCAACTTATATCTGGCTCATTTCCTTGGTGCTGGTGGCGCGATCAAGCTGCTTTCAGCGCAAGATAAATCGCAGCCGGTAGTGAACTTGGTTGGACAAAAGGTAGTGGATGCCAACAGGTTTATCCAAGGGAAGTCTGTGCAATGGGTGATCGATTGGACAGCCCGCAAGATGGGGCAGCAAGGCGGGCGTGCATCAAACCGCATGGTGCACATCCCTGGCGGGGATTGGGCGGCGATTGAGCGGCAAATCGACCAGTTGCCGCCAGGGCGGCGCGAGAACGTGCGGCGTGCTGCGCGTGACCGGAGGGCGATGCTTGAGCAAAGCGAAAACGACCTGATACAGAAAACCAACCGCAATGCGCTGGATGCGATTGCCAGCGGCGCCACAGTGCAGGATTTGCCGGCGGAAGTTAAAACAATACTGGGGCCGTCCAGATTGCAGGCGCTGGACGACTACCGCGACAAACTGGTGCGCGGCGAACAGAACAAAATGGAGGAAGCGGCCAAACCGATTTACTACGATTTCCTCTACCATCCGGAAAAACTGACGGGCATGAGCGAAGAACAAATCATCAACCTGGCGCCGACCATCGGCATGGATAAAGCCAACAACCTGTTGGAACGCAAGCGCCGCCAAGAGAGAGACGGCGACCAATCCGCACCAAAGGTAGAAGCGGAGGTGCTGAACTGGGCAACTCGGCAACTCAATATCAAGACCGGCAACAATGCTTCGGCAGAAGACGTACAGAAACGCGGCTGGCTGATGGACAATATCATGCAGGCCAACCGGGATTTTTATAGTATCCATAAGCGTTATATGACCCAGGGTGAAATGCGGGAATTCGTAACTGGCAGATTGATGGATAGCTATGTGAGTGAATATATGGTGGACGGCGTATTCTGGGACAGTTTGGAACAGGAACGTGTGCCGGCGTTAATCGCTTCACCGCAGCAGCGCGGCCGGATGCGGTATGAACAGTACGGCGTGCCGCAGGTAGTACCGAGCCACCAACTGAACCGCCAACCGAGTGAGCAGGAGAGAGCGGCAATTAGGCGGAATGAAGCGCTTATCAGGGCATCGAAATTGTGAGGAATAAATAATGGGACAAGGAAGAGCGAAAACTTTTGACGAGATGCTGGCTACCGCTTATCAGGCGGTGGGGGTTAATCCGGAGCAGCAGGCGCAAATCAACCGGATGGCGCAGACGGTAAATATTCCGGCGGCGGTGTTTAAGCATACCGGTACGGATACGCGCAATCTGCTGAGGGCGCGGCAGTTGATTGAGCGTGTGCAAAATTCACCCCGCGTGCAGCAGTCATTATCCGACCCGACAAGGCTTGGGGTAGCACAGGATGATATCGATAACCTGATTAAGCTGGAAGAAAATGCCAACCGCTACGGCGGCATGATGCGGGTGGAAAACTCGCGGCTGAAGGATTTGATCGAATCCTTCCAGCGCGGCTTCCACACCGGAGTGGCGAATAGCATTCTGGTGGAAGGTACTGAAGGCGGAATTATGCGCGGGCTGCAAGAGCAACGGGCAGCCGCAGCGAAAGCCAACGGGGTGTATTACAACCCGCATACCGATACGGCGGTTGCCTACCTGAACCAGCGGCGCAAGGCCGATGCGCATGCGCCGGATTGGTCTGCCCAACAGGATGCGGCGCAGTTTGCGCAGATCAACCGCAGCGGCTCGTTTTGGGATGCCACCAAATTCGCCTTTACCCATCCGTGGTTTGTGGCCAATACGGCGGCCGAATCTGTCGGCAGCCAAGCGCCGGTATTGGCGGAAACGGCGGCAGTGGGCGGCATCCATCCGCTGGTGATGGTGGCTACGGTGGGTATGGGCAGCTACCGCAGCGAATACGCTTCCAGCCTGAGCGAAACCATACAGGAACACGCCGACCAGTTGCAGGGCATGAGCCAAGTGGAGGCACTGACTTATGCGCTGGGGCGGCAAGATTGGATGGCAGAAGCCCGCAGCAAGGCAACGCGGCGCGGCATGGCGGTGGGCGCATTTGATGCGGCTACGGCTGGTTTCGCCGGGAAACTCTTGAATATCGCCCGTGGCGGCGGTGCGGCAAGGACGGCTTTGGCGGTAGGTGGCGAAGGTGCGTTGCAGGTGGGCGGCGGCATGGGCGGCGAAGCCACGGCACAAGCATTAACCGGCGAATACAAGCCGGGCGATATTGTGATGGAAGGTTTTGCCGAATTCGCCACCGGGCCGACCGAGATACTGGGCAATACCCGCGAAGCCCGGGCGATGGCGCGCGAAGCGCGGGCCGAAGCGGCGGCACAGGCGCAGGCTGAAATCGACCAGGCGGCGCAACAATCCAAGCTGGCGCAGCGCGATCCGGTAACCTTTGGCGAAGTAGTAGACGATGTGGTGGGTAATCAACACCATCTGTATTTGGATGCGCAGGCGCTGAACCAATCCGGTTTGGCAGAGGCAGCGGCCAAGGCTTCGCCGAGCATTGCCGCCCAGTATGCCCAAGCCTTGCAACAGGGCGGCGATATTCAAGTGCCGCAGAATGAATGGGTATCGCTGATTTCTCCCAATAAAGAGTTGGCCGACCCATTGCGCCAGATTGCCCGCTTCGAGCCGGACGGGGTATCACTGGCGGAAGCGGCAGAGCAGAAAGCAGCCGCCCAAGCAGAAGACCAACAGGAACTGGAAGCACAGGCACGGCAACAGGAACGCGCGGCACAACAGCAGGCGCAGGCCGAACGGCAGGCGGTGGAACAGGAAGTAGCCGACCAGTTGGAACAGGTTGGACAGTTCGACCGCAAGGCCAATCAGAACTATGCGGCATTGGTCAGCAGCTATGTGGCCACACAGGCGCAGCGCTTGGGCATCCCTATCCCTGAAATGTGGCAGGCGCACAAGCTGAATATCGTGGGCGATATCGGTAATGTGCCGGCGTTGAATCAGGATGCGGTACCCAGCCTGACGGAGTTGAACACACAGCGCTGGCAGAAGGCGATTAAAGGTTATAGCAGCCGCAATCAGGATTACGCGCCATATTTCAGCACGCCTACGGCGCTTCGTTCGTTTGACGTGCCGGAACGGGTTTCATTGCCGTCCCGCGTATTGCAGCAGATTGCCGCCAAGCATCCGGATATCCCACTGGAAGTGGTGCAGAATCTGCCTACTTTACTGTCTGACCCGCGTTTCGTTTTCCCGCACAAAGATGGCGGATTGAATGTGGCGATTAAAGCAACCACTGAGAAAGGCGAGCCGATTATTGTTGGGGTACGGGATGGCAGAGTACGGACAATTACGCCGTATAACGATATGCCGCACTATACCGGGGAGGAGCGCTTAACTAGAAACGTTCAGGCGGCCTTGGCCGGGAATGGCAAGGTGTATGTTGAAAATGAAAATGCCCTGAATGGAATCAGGGCTGCCCTGCCGCAAACTCGGACTTTTCCCGATGGGCGGAGAAACAGGGTTAAGGCTAGTATATTGACCAGAGAGGATATTGTCAAGCAACAAGGCTTTCTGCAGGGGCAGGCACGCGGCGCATTTATGCCGGGCAGCAACACTATTGCCCTGCTGGAGAATGCCGACCTCTCCACCACCATCCACGAGCTGGGGCATTACTTCCTACATACCGGCCTGAATATCGCCAATGCGCTGGAAGCGAAGGCGGCGCGCGGCGAAGCGTTGAGCTTGGGTGAACGGCAGCACTTGGCGGATATGCAGGTGACTTTGAACTGGCTTGGATTGGCTGATTTGCAGGCATGGAATGCGCTGAATTTCGAGCAGCAACGGCCTTACCACGAACAGCTGGCGCGCGGCTTTGAAGCCTATATCATGGAAGGCAAGGCGCCCAGCTTGGAAATGCGCAGCGTGTTCCAGCGTATGAAAGCCTGGATGCTGCGGGTATATCAGAACCTGACCCAGCTGAATGTACAGTTGAGTGATGAGGTGCGCGGGGTATTCGACCGCCTGCTGGCCAGCGATGAGGAAATTGCGTTGGCCGAACAGAACCGCAGCATGGCTCTACTGTTTGACGACCCTGAAGCGGCAGGCATGAGCACGGAAGAATTCGCCGACTACCAGGCACTGGGGCAGGCGGCCACAGCCGAAGCGCAGGAGCAGCTATCCACCAAGGCGGTGCGCGATATGCAGTACGGACGCAATGCCCGCACCAAGCATCTGCGCGCGCTGCAACGCGAGGCCAAGGCGGCACGCATCGAAGCGGAAACCGAAGTGCGGCGCGAAGTGATGCGGCAGCCGGTGTATCAGGCATGGCAGAAGCTGACTGCCAAACTGACTGATGCGGATAAGATCGGCCGCGTGGAAACGCCGAAGTTCAGCCCACAGGTGGACGAAACCCACGACAGCCTGTTTGCGGCGATTGCCAAACTGGGCGGCCTGAATAAAGACGAACTGGTGCGCGAATGGGGCTTTGACCGCCAAGACAAGGTAGCAGCGGTGGCGGCGGGCTATCCGGTATTGCGGCGCAAAAACGGGCTGGGTATCGACGAGATGGCAGAGCGGCTGGCTCAGTATGGCTACCTGCCGCTGGACAGCAACGGTAAATGGGATTTACGCGACCTAGAAGAGCGCTTCTTTGACGAGCATCGCGGCGAGCGGCAATACAGTACGGCCTTTGTGCCGCGCGAGGAAACCAAGGCCGGCGAACAGGTGGCCAATCCGTTTGCGGTGTATGCGGTACGCTTTGACGAGGGCGGCCTGCGCGAACTGGGTTTGAACGATAGTGAAATCCAGCTGCTGCGCGAGCGTAAGATGGTAAACAGCGCCCACGGCTGGCATCCGGATTTGATTGCCGAGATGGTGTTGGATGAAGACGGCAACCCCTACTTCGGCTCGGGCGAAGAGTTGGTACGCGCCATCGTGCAAGCCCCGCCGCCGCAACAGGTGGTGGAAGGCTTGGCCGATAACTTGATGCTGCAACGGCATGGCGAACTGGCTACGCCGGAGGCGATTGCGGAGGCGGCAGACGAAGCGGCACACAATGAAGTGCGGTTGCGCGTGCTGACCCGCGAATACAACGCGCTGGCCAAGGCAGTAGGTAACCGCCAACTATTGACGGCGGCGGCGAAAGAAGCGGCGCAACGTACCATCGGTCGTCTGCGGCTGAAAGATGTCAGCCCTACCCGCTACCGGCGCATGGCGGCTAAAGCGGCACGCCAAGCTGAAGTGGCATTGAGACGTGGCGATACTGCCGCAGCGGCAGCGGAGAAGCGTAATCAAATCCTGCAAACAGCACTGGCTCAAGCGGCCACTGAAGCCCGCCAGCAGTCGGAAAAAATCCGCAGCCAGTGGCAGAAGTGGGCGAACAAGCCAAGGCAGAAAAGCGTGAAAACCCACGATGCCGCCCTAACCGAAGTAGTGCGGGCGGTGGTGGGGCTGTACGGCGTTGCCCCGCGCAAAGGCTTGGCGGCGGCTGAATATCTGGAAACCGCTTCGCAATATCAGGGCGAAAACCAAGAGGCAGTGCGGCAGGCTTGGGAGCGGGCGCTGGGTGATGTGAAGCGCAACGGCGACCATAAGCAGTTCGAAGAATTGAGCCGGGACGAATTGCAGGCCATCCACGACCAGCTGGCCGGTTTGCGCGAGCAGGCCAAGCGCGAGCACCAAGTGCGGATTGACGGTAAGCTGCAAGACCGCGAGCAAACCGCCGAAGTGCTGCGGGAAGAGTTGCGGGCAGCCAAGCCGAACGCGAAGGGCGTAACTACAGATCAGGCAGTCGGCAAGCTGGAAGAAGTAAGCTGGAATCTGCGCAGCCTGGTGTATAGCGCCACCCGCGTGGAAAGCTGGGCGGAAGCGATGGGCCAAGGCTTCCTGAATTACATCTACCGTCCAATCAAACAAGGTGCGGAAGCCTACCGCAAGCAAACCAATGAGTTCAAACAAGAATTTAAGGCTTTGCTGGAACCCATCCAGCAAGACTTCGACCGCCCGAAAATCCACAGCCCGGAACTCAACTATACCTTTACCTTTAACGAACTGCTGCACGCCATGTTGCATAGCGGCAACGAGAGCAACCTACGCAAGCTGCTGATTGGCCGTGGCTGGGGCGAAGACACGCCGGACGGGCTGAATACCGCCCGCTGGGAAGCGTTTATCAACCGCATGCAGGAAGAAGGGGTTATCCAAGAGCGGCATTGGCAGTTCGCGCAAGGAGTATGGGATTTGCTGGAGCAGAGCAAACCAAAAGCCCAGCAAGCACATTTCGAGGTGTTCGGTTACTACTTTGACGAGATTGCCGCCAACCCGATTCAAACGCCGTGGGGCGAGTTTCGCGGCGGGTATGTGCCGGCGCAGATTGATGCTGATCTGGTGGTGGACGGGCAGATGCGCAAACTGGCCAACCAAGAAAACGAGAATATGGATTATGCCTTCCCGACCACGGCGAAAGGCTTTACCAAAGCGCGCGTGGAATACAACCGCCCGCTGGTGTTGGACTTGTCGCGCCTGATGAGCCACGCCGAACAGGTAGCCTTGTTCTCGAATATGGAAGTGCCGGTGCGTGATGTGCGCCGCCTGTTGTCCGATATCACGCCGGAGCTGAACCGCCACCAGCACAAGGCATTGGAATCCATGCTGATGCCGTGGCTGAACCGTGCTGCCAAGCAGCGTACCGTAACCAAAATTCAGGCAGATGGCGGCCTCAACCGCTTCTGGTCTGTGATGCGGCAACGTGCCGGGATGGCGTTGATGTTCGGCAATACCGTGAACACCATCCAGCAGATTACCGGTTTCTTGCTGGCCGGGGTAAAAGTGAAAACCCGCTACATGGCGGCGGCATCATTGGATTTTGTTTCCAACTACAAAGAGATGAAGCAGTCGGTGGCGGAGCATTCGGAATTCATGCGCAGCCGTATGGATAACGAAATCGCAGCAATGGATGACTTTATCCAAGAAACGCTGATTAACCCCAATCTATTCCAGAAGGCGCAGAACTGGACTAACCGCAATGCCTACTTCCTGCAGCAGGCGATGGCCAACAGCATGGAGCCGATCATCTGGACGGCGGCTTATAGACAGGCTTTGGAACAAGGGATGAGAGAAGCGGATGCGGCGTTCTTCGCTGACGGCACAATCCGCCAAACGCAAGGCTCGACCCTGCCAGAAGATATTAGCAGGGCAGAAGGCGGCACGGCCTTTGTGCGCCTGTTCACGCAATTCATGGGCTACTTCAATATGCAGGCCAACCTATTGGGTAACGGCTTCGTGAAGCTGATGCGGCAAGGTGGTTTGCGCCAGAACAAGCTGGCGGCGGCGCACCTGTTTATGATGGGCTACTTCCTGCCGGCGGCTGGGGCGGAACTGATTGCCGCCATCGGCTACGGCCTGAAAGACGATGACGGCGACGGCTATGCCGACGAAATACTGAAGACCGCGCTGTTAGACGGTCAGATAAAAAACGGGTTGGCGATGATTCCCGGCGTGGGGCAGGTAGGTACATTCCTGTACAACCGCTTCAACGGCAAGGCTTACGGCAGCCGCCTGGGTGGTGCACCAGCCTTGAGTATGGCGGAAGCGGCGTTACTCTCTCCATGGGCGGTGGCTAAAGCGGTAGAGCCGGACGCCAACTACCGGCAGAAACGTAAAGGGGTGTATGACACAGCCACCTTAATCAGCATGACACTCGGCTTGCCGGTGCGATGGGTGTTGAAAGCTGGGGAGCAAGCTGATGATTGGAGCGGGCTGGATATGTTCAGCGAAGAGCAGAACTAGCAGGTACACTTGATTTTTACCCTTCGGCGTTACCATAGACACGGTAACTCCGGAGGGTATTTTTTATGACGATTGAACGCGAAAGCCGGCGCAGTGATGTGTATTTAGGCGATGGCAGGAATACATCACTGCCGTTCGGCTTCAAGGTATTTCTGCCGACTGAAATTGTGGTGGTGCTGAATGAAAACGGGGTGGAGCGCACCTTGTCGCACGGGCATGGCTGCACAGTGTCGCTGAACGCCGAACAAGATGTACAACCAGGCGGCGCGGTGCGGCTGGATGCTCCATTGCCGACTGGCAGCAAGGCAGTGGTGTTGAGTAACGTGCGTCCCTTGCAGCAAGTGGATTTAACTAATCAGGGCGGCTTTTATCCTGATGTGCTGAACGCGGTACATGACCGGCTGACGATGCTGATTCAGCAGTTGATGGAGTTGCAGGAACGCACACCACAGGTGCCGGTAACAGACAGTATTGCAGGCAAGGAGTTGGGGCGGCAGATTGTGGAATTATCCCGCTCACTACCTGAAGCATTACGGTTGCTGACCAGCGAGGAGTTTAAAAAACTGCTGAAGCTGATTAAAACCAATCCGAATCTTGGCGGGGTGGAACTTAGCTCGGCGGTGAATAGTGTGCGTGAGGATGTGGCCGCCAGCTCCAAGGCGGTAAAAATCGCATATGACAAAGCAGTTTCCGCCGCCAGTTCCGCCGACGACGCCAAGGATGAAGCAGCGGCAGCCAAGCAGGCGGCTGACGGGAAGGCTCCGGCGAGCCATACGCACACTGCCGCGCAGATTAGTGATTGGGATACCGCTTTGGCGCAGACAGTTTCGCAGGTGCTGGCCGCCGCCATGCCGGCAGTGAAATCTGAAACTGGGTACATGAAGCTACCGAACGGGCTGATTATCCAATGGGGTGTCGTTCCTGATACCCGCGACCCCAAAAACTTTCCGATTGCCTTCCCAAACAAAGCACTGATTCTGGTGGGTTCGGCTAAGTGGCATACATACAGTAAGAATACCAGTATCAACGCGAATATCCTCGACAACGCCCGCTTTACCATGATTAACGGCGATGACTACGACGGGGAGGCCTCGCCTAACTACTGGTTAGCTATCGGTTATTAACGGGAGAGACCATGACTATCTTTTACTCAAAAACCAATCAGGCGTTTTACGACAACCAAATCCATACTGCCCTGCCGGAGGATGCGGTGGAAATTACCGCTGCATACCATGCCACGCTGCTGGCCGGTCAAGCGCAAGGCAAAACCATTATGCCCGGCAAAGACGGCAAGCCGGTGCTGGCTTCCCTCGCCCCCAGTCATCTGCACCAATGGAACGGTAAAGAATGGGTGTTAGATAAAGCCGCCGCTTCCCAGCTGCTGGCCGAATCCATCGACAACGGCACTAAGGCAATTAACGATTTGGTGGGTGAAGCCTACCGCCACGTTACCCGCTTCGGACCGGAGTACCAACTCAGGGAACAACAGGCTATCGAGTACAAAGCCGGGGGTTATAAAGGTGAGCTACCAACCCAAGTCGCCGCCTTCGCCCAACCTACAGGCAAAGGAAATAAGGAAGCCACTGATATTGTACTAGCCCAAGCGGCGAAACTTCGCGCCACTCTGGAGCAACTGGGCATCCTACGGATGAAGAAGCTTGAACTCAAGAACCTGAAAACCGCAGCCGAAGTTGATAAACGTGCGGCGGAGATTGTGGCTGCCATTCAACCGCATCTCCAAGAGCTAGAAAAGGTGGGCAAATGATTTACTTGGCTTTGTATCACGGCCACCGTGGCGGCACGGGGCTGAAAGTGTGGGCGGCACGGTTTACTGATGGGCTAACCCGTGTTTTGACACGCGGGCGGTACTCACATTGTGAGCTTGCCGTCAGGCTACCTGAAACGGCGGAATACGAGTGCTACTCTGCCAGCCTGCGCGATGGTGGGGTGCGCCGCAAAGTGATGCCGCTGCCATCTGCCAAGTGGGATTTGATTGCACTATCGGACAGCGTGGGCGAGCGGCTGCATAGCTTGTGGAAGGAAACCCAAGGCCAAGGCTACGACCTGCCCGGGGCATTCGGTGTGGTGTTTGGGCTACCTGAAAACCGTAAGCGCTGGTTTTGCAGCGAGTGGGTGGGTAAGGCGTTGGGGCTGGCGGAAAGCTGGCGTTTTTCGCCGAACGATTTAGCGGTGATTGCGAGAATGGGAAGGGAGGAGAAATGACACCGTTGGAAACATCTAACGCATCCGGCCATGTGCTGAATATGGGCATGATTGGCTTGAGCGGCACGCTGGCCGGAATGCCTTTGGAAGCCTTGGTGCTGGGCGCGGTGGCCGGGGCATTGCATCACGGCCTGAAGGAGCCGGGCAGCCGCAAGAACGGCATGCTGGTCATCATCACCAGTATGCTGCTGGCTGGGTCTTTGTCACCGATGATTATGGCCTATCTGGCTTTGAGTTTGGGGCTGGAGCAGGAGGTGTTCAAGGCCGCCGTGCCGATGTTAATCGGGCTGGGCTGGTCTTGGGCAACGCCGCTGTTGAACGACGGCCTGCGCCGTTTGTGGGCGGGCTGGATTGACAAATGGGGAGGTAGGAGAAGATGAGCTCGGAAATGATTACCTTGGGACTGATGATGGCAAACGTAGCGGCGATGGCGGCGATATTCGTTTACTCCGCCTGCTCGCTCTCCGTGAAACGCTGGACGGCCAAACAGCCCGATTACTGGATTCACAGCTTCCTGGTCGGCGGCTCGATTGCGGTTATCGGCCACACGGCGGGCAACTGGCAGCTGCACCATTGGACGGAGGTTATGTTCAACGTGGCGGCGGCAGCCTACTTTATGCTGCGCTCGCACCGTATCCATCTGCTGGCCGGGATATTGCGGCGCAAAGGAAAAGACTACCTGAAAATGGGAAAGGAAACGAAATGACACAACAGACAATGACACCGGAAACCAAAATCACAGAACACTTTACCTACCGCGAACTGACCAACAGCGCC